ACAGGTACGTTTAAGCGTAAGAAGCCGCGCGTGAAGGATGATGTTACCGGGAGGATGATAACGCTGGATAACCCGCCGATCCCGGGTAAACAGTCGCGCGCCAAAGGCTCTCACATCCCTCAGGTTCAGCCGGTCGAATACTCCACCGCGTCCTGGCGCCGGGCGGTCCTGTCACTTGAGGAGCATCAGAAGGCATGGCTGCTCTGGAACTACAGCGAAAACACCCGATGGGAGAACCAGGTGACGATCACCCAATGGGCATGGGCAGAGTTCAGGGAGGCGCTGGGCACCAAAAAAGTGGCCGGCAAGACGATGGATCGCCTGCAGAAGCTCATCTGGCTTGCGGCGCAGGATGTTAAAGCGGAATTGGCCGGGCGCGATACTTACGAATATCAGGCGTTGGCCGAGTTGGTAGGCGTGGCTAAATCCACCTGGACGGAAACCTATCTCCCGCATTGGCTGGAAATGCGTAGAGGCTTTACGCGTCTCGATAGCGGCGCTTTGATATCTGTAACGCGATCACGTTCACAACAAAAGGCAGCAAATTACGAACAAAGTCTTGCAAAACCGAACTGAAACGCATATATTTCATGTAAATCTGATATTGTCGCCATAGCTTTGGTTGTAGACTGAATTACACAAAAGAGCCACTGGTTAACGCCGGTGGCTTTTTCGTATCTGAATCCCGCTACCTGGGACCTTTAGGCCGAAGAGCCGATATTGCCATTCCCTCATAAACGCCTACGGGCGATTAAAGCGCCGTTGGAAACCCCCATCTCCAGTTGTACGGCGCTCTTTTATTTTTCAATGCGCAGCTGGGAATACCCAATGGAGAACAGCCTAATCACAAGCATTGCTGCCGTGTTATTTGGTGGCGGTGCGCTCGCGCTTTTCTGGAAGCCATTAAGCGCGGTCATTGCTTCAGCCGTCACTAATAACAGGGCAGGCGGCGAGGTAATCACGCATTACAAAGAGCAGGTTGTTCTTCTCAAGGCCGCAAACGACGAGCTGCGTCAAGAGAACAACGAATTGAGAGAGCGTAGAGAAAAGGATCTACAGCGTATTTCCCACCTCGAAAGCGACATACGCATCATCAAAAGCTCGCTTCGCATACTGATAGCGATGACCCAGTCCGGGGGCGATGAACAATTCCGGGGCCAGGTAAGCTCAATGCTTGCGAAGCTGGAGGAAGATCGCCATGAAAGTTAAAGCGTTTATTGAGAGCCACAAAGGGCGTCTCATGATAGGCGCCATGTTTCTTCTGTTCTGCGCGATGTGCAGCGTAATGACGATCGCCTTCACCTACTCGAACAACAAAATCCGGGCTGAGTATCGAGAGATTGCGGATAAGCGCGATCAGAAAGTCGATAACCTTGGCAGGCAGGTAGGTGAGTTGAAAGTAAAGGTGGACTCCCTGCCTGAGCGAACAGCAGAAAAAACAGCCGACAAAGTTAAGCCACTGGTTGAGGAGGAGAAGAAATGACTCAAATTATTCCGATCCTCAACTTTGAGGAAGGCTACCGGGAAAAGCCATACCGGGACACTCTCGGATACCCAACCGTTGCTGGCGGCATCAAGATCGGCCCTAAAGGCGCAACGTTATCCAATTACACCTTCACCGTTCCGCGCCGGGTTGGCGATGTATGGAAAGAGGTGTTTGTCGAGAACACCATCGCCGAGATGCAGCTGCGGCCGACAATCATCAGCGCACTGAAGAGCTGCAACGATGCCCGCCGGGATATGCTGATCAGCATGGCCTATCAAATGGGCGTGCCGGGCCTGGCTGGTTTCAAAAACACTCTCGCGATGATTTCCGAAGGCAACTTTGACGGCGCATCACGCGGAATGCTCAACAGCCTCTGGGCAAAGCAAACTCCAGAACGCGCCCAGCGCCACGCTGAAGTGATGCGATCCGGCAGCTATGACATCTACAAGGGGCTGATTTGATGGATGCCCTCAGTATGCTCCGCGGTATGTCAGGGAATATCTCTCTCAGTCGCACCCAGGCCGCTATCGGGTTTCTGGTGAGCAGTTGCGTTGTCGGATGGCAGGCCTATCAGGGAACCCTGTCTGAGGTCGTGTTTGGTCTGTATTTCGGTTTCTGCACCGCCGGGTATCTTGGGGCCAAGAAGCTTTCTGGCGACAAGGATATCAAGGAACAGCAAATCGACGCCGGTATGAACCCAGGAGAGAAACCATGAGCATCATTGAAATGCTGATCGCCGGATTCTTCGCTGTGGTGACGATTGCTGCTACCGCATTTGGTGTCGGTCACTCAAAAGGGAAGGGCAAAGCTGAACAAGCAGCCACCGAACGAGAGACGAGAGCGAAAATCGAACAGGCTACTGCTGCAACAAAGCGCCAGACGCAAACAAGCAAAGAGGCTTCAGATGTTCAGGAAACCGTTACTCGCATGCCTGGCAGCGATGTTGATGACGAGCTGCGCAAAGACTGGCTCAACAAATAACACCGTCGTTGTGGACACCGCATGTAATTGGGTAAAACCGATCCTCGTTACTGAGGCCGACATCCTGTCAATGGATGACCGCACCAAGCGAGCCATTCTTACCCATAACAAAACATGGAAAGCTAACTGCCAGCAGGAAGCCAAATGAGTGCCTACTCCATCTACAACATCATATCCGGCGGCGCTATTGCTGCCCTGCTAATGACATGGGTGTTCTTCTGGATTTACCTGAAGCAGGAACGCCGTCACCGCGATGAACTCAGGAAGATGCAGCGCGAGGTTGTGATGGAGATAAAGAGCGCTCACAAGCTGAATTAGACAGCAAAATGAAGAGCCTCATCCATAAGGCTCTGACACAGTCTCTCCACTGGACTTTAAGCATAGAGAATTCTCAGCCTCGCACCTAGTAGTGCGCGCGCGTAAAAACTAAGCGGAGCATTGGTTTTAATGAATAAAGAAAAACAAGGGTTTATCTCGATATCGTGCCCAACCAATAGTGTTAAAGGCTTTTTTGTGGATGGTGAAATACCACAAGAAGGAGCGCAGCTTGAAATGGTCTTAGTAAAAAGCTCGGTTAACGACGAAACGTGCGATCTGGTTATTAAATTTCGCGAAATTAAGAAAAGCTAAATAGCCATTCCAAAGCCCACCCCCGGGGGTGGGCTTGATAATGGTTAAAGGAGAAATATATGGCAAAGCCTGACTGGGAGGCCATCGAATCGGCTTACCGGGCTGGTTCGTTGTCCATCCGAAACATTGCTGACAAGCACGGCATTAGTGACACAGCGATCCGCAAAAAAGCAGCCCAACAGGGTTGGCAGCGAGACCTGACCAAAAAGGTCAAAGAGGCCACTAACGCAAAACTAGTTCGCGCTGAAGTTCGCAATGACGGTTCGCGAACTGATGATGAGATTGTTCGAGAGGCAGCAGAGGAGGCGGCTAGCGTCGTCATTTCTCATCGCGCTGACCTCGCAAGCTGGCGTCGCATAACTAACAAGCTTCGTGACTTCCTCGAAGATACCGAAATCACCGAAGAGAACCATGCTTCACTGGTCCGCTCTATAACTGCTGGGGTGGACGCGCAGATTAAGGTTATCAAAGCCGAGCGGGAATCCTACAACATCGACAGCGGTGATAAGAGTACCGCTGCTGAAAGCATTTCTGACCTGATGGATGATCTGTCGAAGGGGTAAGCATGAAGCCGGAACACCTCAAGCTTCTGCGGGACAAGCTGTGGCGACTGAATCACCTCTACTGGATCACCAATAAAGAAGGCAAGCCAGTACGTTTCCAGATGACGCCGGAGCAGCTCGAATACTTCGAGGGCATGCATACCCGCAATCTGATTCTGAAAGCTCGTCAGCTTGGCTTTACCACAGAGGTTTGCATCATCCAGCTCGACGCGGCCCTGTTTGAGGCTGCCAAGTGTGCACTGATAGCCCATACCCTGAATGACGCAAAGCGCCTTTTCCGCGAGAAGATAAAATACGCCTATGACCGACTCCCTGATGAAATCAAAGCTGCCAACCCTGCAAGTAATGATGCAGCGGGTGAGCTGGTATTTAAGAAAGGCGGTTCGCTGTATATCAGCACGTCTTTCCGTGGCGGTACGCTGCGCTATTTGCACGTTTCTGAGTTCGGGAAGATCTGCGCCAAGTTTCCTGACAAAGCACGAGAGATTGTCACTGGTGCTTTTGAGGCAGTATCAAGCGACTGTTTCACGACGATTGAAAGCACTGCGGAAGGCCGGGCTGGCTACTTCTTCGATTACTGCCAGTCGGCTGAGAAAGCGCAGCTACAGGGCAAGCTTCTCTCATCTCTAGACTGGAAATTCTTCTTTTTCAGTTGGTGGAAGAACGCCCTTTATGCGATTGACCCCGTAGAAGAGATACCGCAGCGCCTGAACGATTATTTCGGCGAGCTTGAGGCAAAGCACGGCATAACGCTAAATGAGCGTCAGAGAGCCTGGTATTACGCCAAAGAGAAGACGCTCGGCGATGACATGAAGCGTGAGTACCCATCCATCCCGTCAGAAGCATTCCAGCAGTCGGTTGAAGGTGCCTACTACGCTAAGCAATTCCGCAAACTCTACGAGCAGAAGCGAATCGGCGCTCTGCCTGATAACTCACACCTTCCTGTTCACACCTTCTGGGATATCGGGGTCAGCGACTCCACCGCTATCTGGTTCGTTCGCATCGTTGGTGAGGAATATCACGTCATCGACTACTACGAAAACAGCGGTGAGGGCCTCCGCCATTACATGAAGGTGCTGAAGGATAAAGGCTACACGTATGCTGCTCACTGGGGGCCGCACGATATCGACAACCGCGAGTTTGGCTCAGACGCCAAGACCAGGCGAGAACTGGCACGAGAAGGCTACGAAATTGACGGCACCAGGTATGCGATCACCTTCCAGGTGGTGCCAAAGCTTGGCGTTGACGACGGTATCGAGCAGGTGCGAGAAATCCTCCCGCGTTGCGTCTTTGATGACGTGAAATGCGAAGAGGGCCTGAACGCACTCGAGAGCTATCGCAAAGAGTGGGATGACAAGCGAGGGTGCTGGAAAGACAAGCCACTTCACGACTGGACATCGCACGGATCTGACGGATTCAGATACTTTGCAGTTACACAGAAAAAACGGGATGTGCTGAAGTCGGCACCGGTTACATTCAGAAGATAAGCGACTATGGCTATATACGAATTTGTAAGACCGGAATACACGGAAGCCGCAAAGTCATGGCAGCTTGTCAAAGACTGTGTGGCTGGCAGCAAGGCGGTAAAGAGGCAGGGTACTCTATATCTACCAATGCCTGATCCTACCAATACCGATAAAGATAATATTGCGCGCTACGAAGCACTGCTAAAGCGGGCTATGTTCCTTAACGTCACCGGGCGCACAGAGCAGGGTTTGATTGGTGCAGTTTTCCGTAAGACGGCGGAAGTTGACCTGCCGGACTCC